AGATTAGGAATCTCTCCTTGTTTAAGAAACTGCAAAAAGGTATCCTTGATACCTTGTGGCAAAATACAATCTTCAATCTTTTTGGGTCTGTATTTTTCAACCCATATAAAATCACTCATTAATCATAACCAATTTGGTTTTCTGGATGGGTCACGAAGATAATTAGATGCAACCCAAGGTTTGCTGCTAATGTAATTCTTGTAAGCAGTAAAAGTGTCAATGCTTGTGTCATATTTAAACCCATCAGGCATTGCTCTAGTAAAAGACTTAGGTTTTGGCAACCAGTCAGGAAATATCATCTTAGCATGTTCTATGGTATGTTGGCAACTATGAACTTTACCATACCTATGTGTATATTCTGCACATAAAGCAAGACCATGAATTATTAACCATGTATAATTATTTTGTGCCCAAACAGTACAAGGATGCCCTCTGAATGCACCTTTCTCTGTTTTATATGGTGTACCATCTAATTTAGGCAATTTACCAAAACCATGACCCCATTCTTCAGATGCAACAATAGCAAGCATTTGACATGTCTCTAATGGCATCTTGACAATGTGTTTGTCAGGTAATACTTGAGCAGACTTAACTGGATCAGGATCAGTTACAAATATGTTCATTCAGATGCCCTCCATTCTTTTCTCATTATAACATACTTCTCATCATATGCAGCCCTATCTCTTACTTTTTTGAAAACAGTTGCAGACTTGGACTTT